CAGCCGGCGCGCTTCGCGCTTGGAAAGGGTGATGGCCATGAGGTCCTCCTGGGGCGAGGGTGGGGTCAGGGCATCGCGGCGACGACGCCGATCAGCGCGCCCACGGCGAAGGCCAGGACGGTGACGGCGAAGTAGTCGGATGCGTTCACGGCGTCACCACGCTGGGGCGGGTGAGACCGACGATGGGGCTGGGGCTGTCGGCGCCGAGCTGCAGCTCGATCCAAACGGTGGCGCCGGAGTACTCCGCGAGCTCGTGCCCCTGATCCTCGATAACGAGCATGCCGCCCCAGCGACCATCAGAGCCGGGGGCGTCGTCGAGGGCGATGAAGGCTTGGCTCATTCCCATGCTCCTGGCCGTCGGCGGTTGCTGCGAAGGTCGCGCTGCGTGATGTTGATGGCCTTGAGGTTCTGCTGGCCGGCACGCTTCAGCACGGCGGCCTGCACGTCCTTGGGCCAGTCGCTGGCCTGCAGCCACTCGACGGCCAGTTCGTAGCTGGCGCGTGCGCGCCGATCGAAGGCGGCCCACGCGTGGCCCAGCTGCTGGTCATCCATGCCGTCCTCGGTGAAATGGCGAACCCCCCGGCTTTGGCGGCCGAGGGGTTCATGTGGTGAATTACCAGGCGTGGGTGGTGGGAGACGCCGATAATTCGAGCAACTGCAGCGTAAGGGGGATTGCCGGATCTATACCAGGAAGCGGAACCGGAAAGTTTTCCGGAAGTTTATCCGGAAGTGAAACCGGATCAGACGGCCGCGATGGGCGCCAGGGCCGGCTCGTAGGTCGCGGGGAAGATGATGACCTGCCCGGGCTGGGGGCCCTGCAGCTGGGCGATGACGTACGCGATCGCCTGGTTCACCCACGTGTTCACCGTCCGGACGGTAACCTGCTTGCGCTCCGCGAAGATCTCTTGGGTCACGAATTCGTGACGGTCGAAGGCCAGCCAGCTCAGCGCATCGTGCCAGTGGTTCAGCTGCTCCTCGCGGCGCGTGCGCGGATCGGGCCGGTACATGGCGTTGTAGATGGCCGCGATGTCGCCGTAGCTGACGCACAGGTCGCTGTCGTTCTCGTCCATGAACGTCACGAAGCTGTCGCGGAGCGGCGGCGCGCCAAGGAAGTCCATCTGCAGGAAGACGCCATGGCTGGACGCGGTCTCGACCAGCTGCTTGCCTTCGTAGCGCGCGCCGAAGTCCCGCGCGAAGCGGAAGTCCGCCTGGAAGTACCCTCGCATGGCGGTGTGCGAAATCTTGCTCATCGTGGCTCCCCTCGTAACCCCAAGACCGGCTCGCCACCACCTATAGAGATTATGCCCGCATACTTAACAGGCAAGCATTAAGTATTGTAACGGAGGTTATCAGGCGACCTGGCGGGGGTAGACGCGCCCGCGCGAAGGCCCCATCGCGAACTCCGGTTATGAACTCCATTGCTCGACGAGTTCATTTACGGGTGTTCGTGGGGATGGTAGCCTGGACACGGAAAAGCCCCGGCGGCGTTGGCGCGCCCCGGGGCCGGCGAAACAGTCGAGGTGCTCCGCATGACCCAGCCTACCACGCGCCCTCGCGCAGCGCTCTACGCGCGCGTCAGTACCTACGCCCAGGCCAAGGACGATCCCTGGGCGAGCCTCCCCCGGCAGCTCGGAGACATGCGCGAGGCGGCGCGTCGCCATGGCCTGGACGTTGCCATGGAGGTCCACGAAGCGGCGTCGGGCGCGAAGGCGGACCGTCCGGAGTGGCGGCGCGTGCTCGACGCGGCCCGCGCCGGCGAGGTGGACGTGATCATGGCGGTGGCCTTCGATCGGCTCACGCGCTCCGAGCGGATCGGCGACTTCGAGGCCTTGAAGGACGAGGCCCGGGCGCTGGGCTTGCGGCTGGTGACGGTCAAGGGCGGCGAGATGGACCTTTCCGGCACGGCCGACGCCGAGACGCGCTCCGACCTCGAGGCGGTGTTCGCGAAGCGCGAGCGCCTCATCATCAAGGAGCGGACCATGCGCGGGCGCCGGGCGACCGGCGAGGCGGGCGGTTACACCGGGCACCATCCGCCGCTCGGCTACAAGACCGTGTTCGACCCCGTGACGGGCCGCAAGAGCTTCCCGATCGACGAGGAAGCCGCGGCCCTGGTGCGCGCCATCTTCGACGCCTACCTGAGCGGCAGCAAGCACGCCCACATCGCCCGCGATCTGAACGAGCGTGGCGTCCAGGCGCCGGGCAAGTGGGGCCGCGGCGCCGACTTCTGGCACGTGCGCACGGTGAAGCTGATCCTGACCAACCCCACGTACGCAGGCCTTTCCAGCTGGCACCGCGGCAAGGAAGCACCCGTCCCGTCCACCGTCTTCCAGCCGATCATCCCGATGAAGCGCTGGGAGGCCGCCCAGACGGAAGTCGAGCTCCGGAAGTCCAGGGCCTCTCGAGGGCCGACCAGCGTCCACCCGCTCTCCGGGATCCTGCGCTGCAGGACCTGCGGCAGCAAGATGCAGTTCCACGTCGGCAGCCGACGCAAGGAAGGCTACCGCAACCAGGACCTCTACGAATGCTGGCGCCACGACGTGCGGCAGCGCCCCGTTTGCCCCGAGCCACAGTACCTGAATGCCACCGTGGCCGAAGCCGCCGTGCTGGCCTACCTGCGCGAGCGCCTGCCGATCTACCTGTCGGACGACGTGATCGCCGCGGCCGTCGACCAGGCCCAGCCCAAGCGGCTCGATCGCGTGCCCGGCCTCGAGAAGCGCATCGCGCAGAACAAGCTTCTGCAGAGCAAGACCGCGGATCTGCTCCTGGACACCACGAAGGCGGCGATCGCCCCCGCCCTCGAGGCGAAACTGGCGGAGCTGGTGGTCTCGCTCGAGCGGCTGGAGGCCCAGCTGGTCGAGGCCAGGCGCGAGAACATCATGGCCGTGCCCATGCACGAGCGCCGCAAGACCCTTCGCCCCCTGCTGGAGCTGCTGGACCGTGGCTTCGACACCCCGGAGCGCCTGCGCCAGCTCTTCGACAAGGCGATCCTGACGGTCACCCTGGTGAAGACCTCCGAGCCCCGCCGCCGACAGGTCCTGGAAGTCGAGAAGCTGCAGCTCCGCAACAAGGACTGGCTGTAGGTCAGGCGGCCCAGGCCTCGACCCACGGTGCGGCCGCGGCGAGCTGGGCGTCGGCCGCGGCCAGGCCGGCCCGCATGTCGGCCGCCACCTCGCGCCAGGAGCGGCCGGCGGCCAGTTGGGCCAGGGCGTGCTCCTGCTGGCGGTCCAGCTGCTCGAAGATTTCGAAGATGTTCATGGCAAACCTCCGCCCACGTTGTAGCGGGCGAAGGTCCACGGGTTTCTTAAATTGGGGCTAATACGTGATCGGGTGCTACTTCGTGAGCTTCCTGGTCCCGTTCTTCTGCCAGGCATAGTCGAAGACGCTCACCAGGCCGACCGTCGCGAACTTGATCTTGCCGTATGTCGGCTTCGAGCCATCTTCGGTGACGCGAAACGCAACAACATCGCCAGCCTTAACCCCCGGCAAGGCAAACCGCCTTTCGGGAAAGGTGTCGCTGTAACCGTCGGCCGGCGCCTGCTTCACTGCCTCGAAAGCGACCTTCCCGAGGTTCACGAACGAGACGGCGCGGTGCTTCTCGTTCTTCTTCTGGACCACGGACAACAAGGTAGCCGTGCCGTCATTTCGACCCGACAGGACGGCCCTGACGCCGAAGTGGCCCTTGCCTTCATCCTGGGGGTAGGTCTTGCCATCGCTGAGATCGAAGACCTCGCTGTTGTAGACCTCCATGAAGTCGATGCCTTCGATCGGCGGATCCTTCTCTGCCTTGAGCACGACGGGGCCCTTCACGACCAACGTCGAGGCCGCAGACGGCGCCGGCGCCGCAGCGACGAGCAATGACGTCAAGATCAACCCTGGAAGCACTTCAACCGCCTTTCAGCTAACATAATACAACTTGCGAGCTGCGTTTCTATTCCGATCGACGGGCAAAAAAATTCGGCCGTGCGAAGGCCTGCAGCTGCTCGAAGGTCACCGGCTCGTCCAGCAACTGAGAGAGACGCGCGGCCATGCGCAGGAGCGTCCGCTTCTGGGGCACGTGGCCGGCGTCGATCATGCGCAGCTCGTCCAGGTCGATGCCGATCGCCCGGGCGAAGTCGTGGGGCTCGATGAAGTCGCGGGCCCGCCGGGTGATCTTGTCCTGGGCCTCCCAGAGCAGCTGGGCCAACGGCGGCAAGAGCTGACGATCGCCACCCAGGACTGGCGCGGCTTCCGGAGCCTGCTCGATCGCGAAGGGGACCATGGGCGGCACGACGCGGGCCATGGCCGCGGGCCCGCGCGGCACCTGGTAGATCACGTCCTCCGAGCCGGGCAGCTGGTACGCCACCACGACGCCCTCGACCCGCACGTCCTCGTCGACGCGGGTAGGCCTCCAGCGGGGATCGCTGCTCTCCGGAACCAGCCAGGCGCCCGTGACCAGGCCCGCGCGACGCGAGACTCGCCAGCGCTTGATGGTGCCGCCCTTGCCTGCCACGTAGGCGGAAACGATGTCGCCGTGCTGTGGGATGCGCGTGGCGTCGACGTACAGCGTGGTGCCGGGCACGATGCCCGCCTTGTCCATGCTGGTGCCGCGGGTCCGCACCTCGCCGTATTGTTGGGAGACCTGCTCGCTCAAGCGACACCGCCCGGGTACGATGGAAGGGGAGGGAGCACCATGCATCCAGACAACTTGACCCAGGAGCAGCGCGAGGCCTGGAAGGCGCTGATCCGCGAGGTGAATTCCGAAGGCCGCTTAAGCGTTGACGAGGTGAAGGATCTCGTCCTGAAGGGGCTAGCTGACGACATCGCTAGGAACCCGCCCCGCTTCGCTTGATCATCTCCTCGACGTCGAGCTTGATCTTGGCGTTGTTGGCGGCGATCGCGTCCATCAGCCCGTTGGCGATAGCGGTCGCCACAATCGCCGTACTGGCGTCTAGGTGCCCGCCCTTCTCTTTCAGCTCCTCGACCTTGGCCTGGAACTTGCCGATGACGAACCCGCGCAGTTGCTCGCGGCTCAGGCCGAACGTCTCTTCCACTACTCGCTCCACTCCAGGTCGTCGCCCTGGTCGACGTGCTCGCCGGCCGCGCGCTCCACGCTCCGCATCTTCACCTTCTTTAAGTCGGGCATGCCCTTGGGCGGCGTCGTGGGCGTCCTGCCGGAGGGCCAGGCGGAAATCGCTTCGCGCAGCTCTGAGACCTTCGCTGGGCGATCGTCCCGCTCGCCGCGCTTGGCGGCTTCGGCAATAGACCGCGGCGCCTCTATCGGGGCCAACAGCTCCGGCGCGTGCTTCCGGATCCGCTCGATCCCGCCAATTCGATCGACGTCGGCGCGCACGATCAGATTTTCGGGATCCAGGCCCAAGTGCGGGGCGATTACCCTGAGCACCTCGTTAGGGATGTTCCGGTTCCCAAGAAGCCCGCTGTTGAACGTCGATTGGTGAAGATCGGCAGCCAACGCCAGCGCATTAACGCTGAACCCCTTTTGGGTCATCAGCGAACGCAGCCAGGCCCGAAATTCAGGCGACAGAACGATTTTCTCCCGCACAATCAACAGCTTACCCCCTAGCGCAACTTTAACCTAGCGACCTATTGCGCTAAGCGCATGTTTGAGCTAATGTATTTCCCGTTAGCGCAATCGTGCGCTAGGGAGGTACCGCGATGAACCCGTACACCGCCGCCCGGCTCGCCGCTGGCATCGAGTCCAAGAGCGAAGCCGCCCGCCGCCTCGGGATGCCCGTGACCCAGCTTCGGAAGTACGAGAACGGCACCAACAAGCCGGGCCCGGACGTGATCCGCAAGATGGTCGAGGTGTACCGCCTGACGGCCGGCCAGGTGCTGGGGCTGGAGCCGCTGCCCGCTCGCCACCTCGTCGACGACTTCGCGGCCGTGTGATGGAGGCGCCCATGACTACCAACCAGCACGGCTACTGGGACTGGATCGATGACGGCGCCGGCCGCGTCCAGACCTTCTGGGTCGAGGAGGAGGCGCCCACGCCCCAACTGCCCTCCGCGCCCGGCCTGCTCGACGACCTGGAGTTTTGATCATGCCTTGCTCCTGCCCGCGTTGCGGAAGCGCGCTCGAAACCATCGTCCCCGGCGGCAACGACCGCCACGGCCGCGAGGCCCGCCGCGTGCTTGTCTGCACCAACCCGGCGGGCTGCATCGGGCCCCTGCCCTCCGACCTGGCCCGGACCGCCTAGCGAGGCCGCCATGACCAAACCCCGCACCGCTCCGGACCTGACCGGCCTGGAGGGTCTCTTGAGATTGCTCGTCGAGACCAGCCGCCGGCTGGACGAGGAGGAGGCCACCGGCCCGCCCCCCGACCAGGTCTCAGCGTAGCGCCCAACCGTTCCCCCGGTTCAGACCTTAAGGCGTCTTAACCCAAGCTTAGAAAGGAGCCTCAACTTGCCTGACGTGATCCGCGCGCTCGTCTTCGAGCCCGGCCAGCCCCCGGTCTCCCGTTCCATCGAGAACACGCTGAAGGCCTTCCAGGCCACCGTCGGCGGTTACCTCGAGATGGTGCGTTCGCCGATCCCCGGCACCGTCATCTATTGCAACGAGGAGGGCAAGCTGCGTGGTCTGCCCGCGAACCGCCGCCATCCCGGCATCGGGGACGTGCTGGTCGGCACCTTCTTCGCCGTCGGCTTCACGGCCGCCGGCAACGAGACGCACCTGATGCCCTCCCAGATGGAGGCGATCGCGGCCTACTTCGACGGCCAGGCGGTCGCATGAAGCCCGCTGCCATCGCGCCTCAGCGTCTCCGCGTCTCGTTCGTCGGCCCGCTGCTGGCCCACGTGTTGACGCTCATCCCCCTGTTGTCCCCTCGCCGGCAGCGCGATCGCCAGGCCCGCCGCTGGGAGCGGCAGATCGACCGCCAGCTGCAGAACCTGGAGATCCTCACCTTGGCCCACGAGATCGAGCGCGACGCGCGCATCATCCTGAACGACCCCGACGTCACGCCCGCCACCCGTCAGGCAGCCGAGCGCATCCTGGCAAACGCCACCAAGCTGGTGGATGTGGAACGGCAGGACGTGCACCGCGACGACCAGGAGGGCGGCGAGCTGCGCGTGGTCGACCGCGAGATCGGCGACCTGGCCGTGGCTCACAAGGCCCTGGAGCGGGCCGGCGTGCTGCGCGATCGGCGGTGGCGTCCGTGAGCAAGCAGAAGACGGCGCTCGAACAGCGCGCGATCCCGACTGGCCTGGGCAACGGCAAGGCGGCCGCCATCCGGCATGGCTGGACCTTCCTCGATCAGGTTCGCAGCGCCTTCGGCCAGACCCACCCGGTCGCGATGGCGGCGGAGTGGGCGATCACGCTGCTCTACCACCATGTCGAAGGCGAGCTGCTCCGCGAGCAGCGGCTGGCCGCGAGCCAAGCGGAATCCACCCATGTGTAGCGCGCCCACCTTCGAGCAGGCGCAGGCCTGCCCCATGTGCTGGGCCGAGCGCAGCCAGGCGATCGCCGTGGTCCTCGCCAAGCAGGCCGAACAGGGCCGGCTCTGGATGGCCAAGCGCCGCCCGGGCGCCTGGCGCCACGGCTGGAACCGGCTCACCAGCTGGTTCGGTGGTGGCCGATGAAGGCCCTCTTCTACCCCCACCCCGGCCCGGCCGGCGCCCGTGCGCCGTTCCTCGCCATGGTGCTCCTGCAGCACGCGGACGGCACCGCCAACCTCCAGGTCCTGATCCCGGACCAGGCCCCCGCCGTACTGGGCGGCGTGCCGCGCGGCGAGGGCCCCGGCACCTGGGCTCCGGAGAAAACACAGGTGCTTCCCACACAAGCACAGGAGCTTCCCACACAACCTCCAGCGTTTGACCTGGAAACGGCGCTACCCCCCCCCATCAGCCGTGCCACGGTCGAGGACCTGGACGAGGCCTGGGAGGGGAAGCGCGAGGCGCTGGCCGCGGAAGCCGTGCATGAGAGCTTCGTCCCGCGGCGGCCGCCGCCGGGAGCCCGGCGCGACGTGGCCGGCTGCTTCAACTGCGCCAACGCCACCAAGGACGGCGATCGCGGGTGGACGTGCAGCCTCGCGAACGTGCCGGCCTGCGGGCCCTGGAGCAAGGCGCCCCTCCTCTGGGAGATGCGCGAATGACCCAAAAGCGAAAAGCCGCGGGAGTTTTCGACTCCTGCCCGCGGCGAAGTGACCCAGCGGCGTGACCCACAGAGCCTCTTTGCTTCGAGCTTATCACAGCGAGGGAGGGGCGTATGCAAACCAAGAGGACCAAGAACGTGATCACTACTGCAATCCAGGCGGCAGAGCCCGCCCAGCTGCCGAGCCTCTCGGCGGCGACCCTGGAGCTCGCCGTCATCGGCGGCGACCTGTCCAAGCTGACCCCGGCCCAGCGCCTCGAGTACTACGGCGGCGTCTGCCAGTCGATGGGGCTCAACCCGCTCACCAAGCCCTTCATGTACGTGAGCCTGAGCGGCGGCCTGACCCTGTACGCCACCAAGAACGCCACCGACCAGCTCCGCAACATCCACAAGGTCAACATGGAGATCGTCAGCCGCGAGGTGGTGGGCGACGTCTACGTGGTCACCACGCGCGCCTTCACGCCCGACGGCCGCAGCGACGAAGCCACGGGCGCGGTCTCGATCGCGGGCATGCGCGGCGAGGCGCTGGCCAACGCTTACATGAAGGCCGAGACCAAGTCCAAGCGGCGCGTGACGCTCTCCCTGGTGGGCCTGAGCACGCTGGACGAGTCGGAGGTCGAGTCCATCCGAGACGCCCGCTACGTGCAGGTGGACGACCGCGGTGAAATCGTGGAGGACGACACGCCGACGAAGGCCGGGAAGTCGCGGCCGGCAGCAACCAAGGTGGCGCCGGCGGACAACACGCCCCTGCCAGCCTACACCCTGCGCAAGGTCCAGCTGGACGAGACCGGCCTGAAGGAACGACAGAAGCGCCTGCGCCAGGTGGCCCAGGAAAACGGCCTGATCGACCCGACGACGGACAAGACCCGGCCGGAGGTGTCGGCCACCGCGAAGCAGCTCATCGGCCACTGCGACCTCAAGTGGATGCTGGACGAGGACTTCGAGCGCGTGCTGGCGGAGCTGCCGCTGGTCGGCCAGGACTTGCGCGCGGCCGCCGCGGCCGAGGCCGGTCACGTGGACGACGACGGCGTGCTCGACACCACCGCCGAGACGGTGCAGTAGGTGGCCGCGATGACGAGCCACCTGATCGAGCAGCTGGAGAATCACGGTGAGGTGCTCCTCGAGGCGTACGAGCACCTGATCGAGGCCAAGAAGGAGCTGCAGGCGGCCAGCGAGGCCGTGGACGCCGAAACCCAGAACGTGAAGGAGCGCGAGGCCCACTGGGTCAGCGAGCACGCCGCAGGCCAGGTGGACCTCGGCTCCAACGAGACCACCCGCAAGGCGCGGTTGCGCGAGCTGACCCAGAACGAACTCGACGCGCTCGAGCTGGCCCGGGTCACGCAGCGCCGGGCCCAGCTGGCCGCCGACATCGCCTACCTGCGCGTCGAGGCGGCCGACCGCGAGCTGCGGGTCCTCGAGGCGATCGCCAAGGTGACGCCGGCCGGCCTGGAGTCGCGCGCGGAGGCCGCGGCGCTGACGGCCGCCATCCTGGAGCGCACGCCGGCCCCGGAGGTTCACCCGTTGAACCTCGATCCGCCGCCTCCTGCCATCGGCACGCTCATCTGGGCCTACGGCAAGGAGGCGACCGTCATCGGGTACCCCGAGCCTGGCTATGTCGGCTACCAGCACCGGGATGGATCGGCCGGCCGGATTCAGGTCCGCAACATCAAGTTGGTCGGGCTCAAGAACGAACAGCCTTCGCCGCCGTCGGAGCTGGACGAGGACCTCGAGGACCAGCCCGACGCGAACGGCCACGTGCAGATCGAGCGGCCGGCCGCGGCCGTGGCCCGGCCGGAGGACATGCCTTACGAGCTGGCGCTGATGAAGGGCCGGCTCAAGCTGGCCGCCATGCCCACGGGCGCCGGCGACCTCTCCGTGGGCCTGACCTTCATCGGGCCTCGCGGCGGCGAGAAGAGCCTGGGCAGCCTGCTGGGGCTGCGCGCGGGCGACTGGCAGGCCACCACCGTCCACAACCGCAAGACGGAAAGCGTGACGTTGCCCGGCTGGGGCGAAGCGCTCGACTGGGTGCTGGCGATCCACGACCACCAGGCCAGCGGCGAGCCGCCGGCGGAGCAGACCAAGGCGCCCAGCCGCTCCACCGGTGCCATCCGCGAGGCCAACGATCGCGCCTTCGCGGGCCACTACGACGCCGGCGACGGCAAGCTGATCTTCGGCGACGGCTGGCAGCGCGCCGACAGCTGCCTGAGCCTGCTCACGGGTTTCCTGCGCGTGCCGGAGGACAGCGCGAAGGACCTGATCGAGGGCGTGACGGGCAAGGTGTACAAGCCCGACGACATGGTGGACGCGGAGGCGCTCGCGCGCGAGCTCGCCGGCTACCACCGGGACGCGGCCACGTTCCGGGGCGCCGGCGAGGCGAAGGCCCGGACGGAGCTGGCCGAAGGCGTGGAGGAAGCCGCCGGCGACGACCCGGACCGCCCCATCACGGAGGCGGAGCAGGAGTACGCCAAGGCCATGGCCACGCGCTGCGGCCTGGACTACGCCCGGCTGCGCCAGCTGGTGAAGGACGAGTGCGACGCGCCGGACCTGGTCATGCTCAAGCTCGCCGACTACCGCCACCTCATCTGGCGCGTGCTGCCGGCGATCGGCAACCGGGCCAAGGGCCACGAGCCCGACGCCAAGGACGAGGCCGTGCTCCAGCGGGTGGACGAGGTCCCCGAGGACCTGGCGCCCCAGCTCGAAGACGACTTCGCGGGGGTGTAGATGAGGAGCATCGGCCGCGCGCGCCTCGACGCGCTTCTCATCCCCTGCCCGGCATGCAGCCGCGGTGCGATCCGGCTCTACCCCTGCGACCGCCCCTGCAAGCTTGCCTGCGCGCTCTGCGCCAAGCCCATGCCGGCGGCCCAGCTGGAAGCCTTCCGCGAGGCCCGCCGATGAACCGCGGGACCTGCAAGAGCTGCCACGCGCCGATCGTCTGGCTCGTGAACCCCAGCACCAACCGGACCGTGCCGGTGGACGCCCGCACCGTGAACCGGGGCGATCGCCACTACGCCAAGACGTCCGGCCACATCAGCCACTACAGCTCCTGCCCGGACGCGCAGCAGCACAGCAAGAACGTGAAGCGAGGCGTGGCGCAGGCGGCCCAGCTGCAGGCCGCCGCGGCTGCACCGCTGCACGAGGTCTACGACGACGTCGACCTGGACGCGCCCCCGCCCCAGCCCTACAACCGCCGGCCGGTGAAGGAGCGGCCGCCGCTGTATGTCCCCAAGGACGCCACGCCGGAGGTGGAAGCCCTCTACCGCCGGGCGTGGGAGCTGGATCTGGATCGCGCGGAGGTGCGGATCGTCCTGGCCTGCGCCCCTTACCACATCCGCGGCAACCCCATGACCTGGGACGCCGCCACCCTGGCCCGCGCCCGCGAGGCCATTGAAGAGACCGCCCGCCGACGAGACGAGACCGCCGCCCTCTTCGCTGCCAACCGGCAGCTGCCCAACTTCCCCAGGAGGTAACCATGACCATCACCAGCACCAAGCCGCCGGAGAAGCCGCTGCTCGAGGCGCGGCAAGAAGCTCTCGCAGCGTCGCTCGCCATCAGCAAGAAGGACAAGCTGCGGCCGCGTTACAGCGCGATCCTCAAGTGTGTACACAACGCCATCAAGGCGAAACCCAACGGCAAGGGCCTTTACACCGCCCTGGAGTTCAAGGACTCCGCGCTGGAGCCGCTCGCGCGCATCAAGCTCTCCATCAAAGGCGGCGTGACGTTGTCGCCGCTCTTCACCACCGGCCTGCACTACGTGGTCCAGCTCCGCGTCGCGCCCAAGGACAAGGACGGCCAGCCGCAGGAGCTGAAGCTGGACGACGAGCTGCTGGCCTGCCTGGTCGCGACCGTGGTGGAGGGCACGGCCGCCAACAGCGACGAGGACGGCGAGGACCTGTCCACGCTCACCTTCGCCAGCCCGTACCTGAAGCTCGCCTTGAAGTTCGACGACGGTGGCGCCCTGGCGGAGGCCTTCGAGCTGCACGAGGTCCTGCGCTGCGTGATCACGCCGGCGCCGGCATTCATCGAGGAGTGGGACCGCCAGCGCATCGCCAGCCAGGCCAAGCGCGAGGAGGAGGTCGAGGCCGCGCGCAAGGCCAACCGCAAGCCGCCCCACCCCGACCAAGCGGCGCTGCCGTTCGAGCAGGGGGGTTAGCCGATGTCGATCGTCATCAAAGCCGTGCTGAGTGCGGAGGAACAGGCCGACCTGCAGCGCCTCGAGGGGATCATCGAGGCCAACATGGCCGCCTTCGACCGGTGCCTGGAGGCGCTGATCGAGTTCCACGCGAAGCGCCTGTACCGCGCCACGCACACCTCTTTCGACGCCTATTGCCGCGAGCGCTGGAACTTCAGCCGCCAGCGTGCGGAGCAGCTGCGCGACTGGATCGAGGTGCGGGCTTCCCTGGCGGCAACCATGGTTGCCGCTCCCGAGATCAACGAGCGCCAGGCGCGCGCGCTGAAGAAGGCGCCAGAAGAAGAGCGCGGCGAGGTCTACCAGGAGGCGGAGCGGCGGCACGGCCGCGCGCCGACCGGTCGCGAGCTGCAGGAGGTGATCGAGGAGCGGCAGGGCGCAGGCCTGGCCGCCGACGAGCGCCAGCGCACGCAAGCCTTCCTGGACGATCACCGCGCGCGTCAGGCCGCGGCCGCCGCCACGCCAACCCTGCAGCTGGGCACGCCCAAGCCGGTGGAGGAGCCCGTTGCCCGCGGTGAGAAGGAGATCCTCAGGAAGGCCGCGGAGTTGCGCCAGGCGCAGGCCCAGCAGAAGAAGGATCAACGGACCGCCATGCACCGCGAGGTCGCGGCGAACAACCAGGCGCTGGACTTCAAGGATCGGCGCTTCGCCGTGATCGAGGCGGACTGCCCCTGGGAGCATGACAACACGGGCGTCAACGGCGCGGCGGAGAAGCACTACCCGACGATGCCCACGGACGAGATCTGTCAGCTGCCGGTGGCGCGGCACGCCACCGAGAACGCGGTGCTGTTCCTCTGGGCCACGAACGCCATGCTGCAGGATGCCGAGGACGTCATGGCGGCCTGGGGCTTCGATTACAAGACCGCCTTCGTGTGGGTCAAATCCGGCGATGCGACCGACCCCGACGCCGTCGAAGAGCTGGCCGAGGTGGTCGACGATCGCAACGGCACGGGCTGGTACAACAAGCAGGACCACGAGTTGCTGCTGGTTGGCGTGCGGGGCGGCAACATGACGCCCGTCAAGCGGTTCAGCTCCGTGATCGTGGCGCCGCGCGGCAAGCACAGTGAGAAGCCCGACAAGGCCTACGAAATCATCGAGGCCATGTATCCGGACGCCCCGCGCCTGGGCCTCTTCCGCCGCTCCGCGCGCGAGGGCTGGACGCCCTGGGGCAACCAGGTGGACACGATCGACGTCGAGGCCTCGCGCGTGGAGCCCGCGACGGTGCCGAAGGCCACGATCAACCGCGGCATGGTGGGTTGGCCTGCCGGCGTGATGCGCGAGGAGTACAAGGCCTGGAAGGCCGCCCAGGAAGCCAAGGGCGTCACTGAGAACATCAACCCCCAGGAGTACAAGCGCATGCGGGACCTGGGCCTGGCTGGCATCGCCCAGCCAACGCTGCCGGCCAAGGACAAGCTGAAGCCGCCCGCGAACCGCCAGACGCCCGGTGAGCCGGAGACCGTCGAGGCCCCCAACGGCAAGGCAGTGGTGCTGAAGCCGGACTTCGTGCCCTACCACCTCTCGCACGGGCCCGTCATCGTCGGCGAGTGGAACGTCCAGACGCCGAAGGGCCGCGCGATAGGCGATCTGAGCCAGGACGAGGACGATCGGTGGTCGGCTGTCGTGAACTATCGGAGATCGCCACGTTTCCACAACCGCAGCGCCGCCCTGGCCTGGGTCTACGCCCGGGACAAGTACTGCGGCGGCACGTCCGTGGCACAGGAGGAGGCCCGCGAGGAGGCTGAGGCGCGCTACGGCGTCGACAAGGCCCTGATGGGCGACGGCTACGACGTGATCGACCGGACGACGAACCGCGTGGTGGACAACTACCGGACCAAGACCGAGGCCCGCCAGCACGCGGAGGACAGCAACCGCACCATGCAGGAGTTCGCGTCGGCCGGGGTGGCCGTATGAGCGAAGCCCAGTTGTTCCAGCTCCTGCGGGCGAAGTACCCCGCCGAAGAATACGCCTTGCTGCGCTCCGTGCCCGACGGCACCGGCGCCAACAAGGCGCGTACGGCCGACGCGCTGGCGATGGCGCTCTGGCCCAGCCGCGGCCTCGAGGTGACCGGCTTCGAGATGAAGGCCAGCCGGAACGACTGGCGCGCGGAGCTGAAGAACCCGGCCAAGGCGGAGGCCTTCGTGCGCTACTGCGATCGCTGGTACCTTGTGGTGACCAGCGCCGACCTGGTGGCCGCCGGCGAGCTGCCGCCCACGTGGGGCCTGATGGCCGTCGACCGCGGCCGCCTGGTGGTGGTCGAGAAGGCGCCGAAGCTGCAGTCGCAGCCCCTGCCGCGCGAGTTCATCGCCGGCATCTTGCGCGCCGCCCAGGGCCAGAGCGCGGCGGAGAAGGACCTGAAGGCCGCCATGGAGGCCGGCCACCGCGCCGGCGTCCTGGCGGGCCGCGGCGAGCTCGAGCGCGAGCTGCGCAAGGTGCGCGACGAGCTGACGGCCGTGAACCACAAGGTGCGCGTCTTCGAGGAAGCCTCCGGCGTGCACCTGCCGCTCTACAACGGCGGCCGCATCGGGCAGTTCGTGAAGCTGCTGCTCGCCGGCGGCGCCGATCAGTACGGCCGCGAGCTCGACCAGGTCGTGGCCAAGGCCGAGGCGATCGCCAGGGCAGCCCGGGCCGCCCAACAGGAATACGAGGACATCCGGCAGGTGGCCGGTAGACAGGAGATCGCGTAATGGCGCGCATGAGGACCATCAAACCAGGCTTCTTCCGCAACGAGGCGCTTGCCGACGCATCGATCCCGGCGCGGCTGCTCGGGATCGCCCTGCTGACGATCGCCGACCGCGAGGGCCGGCTGCTCGACAGCCCGCGAGCGATCAAGCTGGACAGCATGCCGTGGGACGACGTGGACGTGGAGGTCCTGCTGGCGGAGCTGGCGCGCGTGGGGTTCATCCTGCGCTACCAGATGGACGGCGGCCGCTACATCCAGGTGCTGAAGTTCAAGCGGCATCAGGCTCCGCACATCAAGGAAGCGCCCAGCACGATCCCAGCACCTACCCAGGATGGTGCTGGCCCCGGCCCGGGGCGTGGCGAGCACCCCCAGATCATGGGATCCGGGATCCAGGATGGGATCCAGGACCAGGGATCGGGGGAGGGGGATCGGGACACGCATGCGGGGGCGCCCGCGCGCGAGCCCTCCCCCTCCGCCGATTCGCTTCGCTCACCCGGAGAGCTGGCGCCGTTGCGCCAGGACCCCGAAGAAGTCTCCCGTGACGGCGAAGCTGGCACGGTGGACGAGGAGCAGCTGGGCGCGGCCGGCGAGACGGTCGAGGCCTTCGGCTGGACGTTCACGCCGGCGGACGTCGAGGTCCTGGTGGCGGCGTCGGCCGACCTGGCCGTGGAGCCGCTGGAGCTGCCGCTGGCGATCAGCACCCGCCTGACCAAGCGGGCCCAGCAGCCGGCCGGCACCAAGGGCCACTTGCCGGCGCGCATCGTCGAGGCCTGGAACGCCATGTCAGGCAGCACGGTGGCGGCGTGGTGCGCGGCCGCGCTGCAGCTGGCCCGCCGCAAGAAGGGCACGGAGCTAACGGGCCTGCTCGACCTGGCCGCCGGCATGGTGGCCACCGACCTCGAGGTGGGTGCCGACCTGCTGGTCACGTCGAAGGGACGCGCCAGCATGGGCGTGGCCGGCCCCACCCCGCCGCGTCCGGCCGGCACCGCCAAGTCCGACGCGGAGGTGGCGGCCGTGAAGGAGGCGATCGCCGCGGACCCGGAGGGCGAGAAGCGCAAAGCCGACCTCGGCCTGGCCGCCATGGCGGTGCGGCTGCACGGCCCGGCCTCGCCCCAGGCCGTCGCGGCGGCGGAGAAGTACGGGCTGCAGCTGGCCGACGTGGTGGCCTTCGTCGAGGCCTCGAAGGCGGCCGCCAATGGCTGAGCCCCGCCGCGGCCGGCCGCGGGTCTACGCCTGCACGGTTTGCGCTGCCGACCCTGGCCCTTGCCCCAACTGCGCCGCGCGCCGCACCCAGGCCCAACGGGCCCAGCGCCGGCAGCACTACCACGAGGTCACGAAGCAGATCCCGCGCTGCCTGGAAGCCCATCGTCGCAGCTGCCGCGAAGCCGAAGCCCGGCGCCGCCGCGCCCGCGGATGCAAGCCCCGATCGGAGGAAGGATGAAGTTCTACGTGTTCACCGGCGCGGCCAACATGCGCCGGGCGGAGCTGGTCCATCACCAGCTCTTCGACCTGGGACACGAGCTCGTGCAGCCCTGGCAGGAATGCTACCAGGTGGACCGGGCCGCCCTGGCCGCGGCCGACGGCGTGATCATCCTGCTGGTCGAGGGCACCGATGCGGCGGAGCTGCTGCGCTGCGCGCTGCTGGAGCAGAAGCCCGTGCTGCTCTGGCGGGAGCCCTCCGGCCGCCGGCTCCACCTCGAGCTGGAGACGCACAAGTTGGTGATGCGCCTGGACGGCGACCTGGCTGAGCGCACACAGCAGCAGGCGCTGGCCGTGGCGGCCGTGGGCATGCTGATCGACGAGCGCGAAGGCGCCTTCGAGCGCCAGCGCTACGGCGGGGCACACGCCCGGCGCATTGCCGACGCGATCCAGCGAAGGTCCACGTCATGAAGCCGGCCCCTGCCAAAGAGCTGACGGCGGTGCCGGCAAGCTTCGAGCACCGGAGCTGGACCAGCTGCGTGACGTTGCCCGGGCGCGACGAGCGGCTGATGTTCGCCGCCAACTACTACGGGACCGCGACGGTCCATCTGGTGGCGATCGACCAGGTGCGCATGGGGCCGGCCCCGCACAACAGCCTGTGCGGCCGCACGGTGCGGGATCTCAAGGTCCACTACCTGAACCCGATCGAGGCGTTCGCCTTGAAGCTCTGCCCCAACTGCCACATGGCGGGCCTGCAGCTCGCCGGCGAGGTGGCCCGTGGAGCTTGAGCAGCTGCGCGAGGCAACGCGCATCTTCGGCGCGCTGCAGGAGACGTTCGGCCTGGCCGACCAGGGCGAGGTCGGAAACCAAGCTGGCTGGTGGCTGGCCGAAGGCCTCGCCCGCGAGTTCCGCCTTGAGCGGAGGAAGGAAACCAAGTAATGGCAAGCATTTTGGATATGACGATCAAGGACCTCTTGGCCCTGCTCTTCGAGGGCGGCGGCGAGGCGGGCAAGTTCGTGGGGCGCGGCGGGGAAGGCCAGGCGGCGATCGTCGTGGCGCTGGCCTACGGGGACTCCGCCGACGACTTCGCGGCGGCCGTGGACGACTTCCTCGAGCAGAGCGGGGGGACGCAGCCCGTGGGGGAGATGTCCGTGGATGACGCGCTGGCTCACACGCAGCGGCTGCTCACGCCGGACGGCAGCGCCGGCGCGACGCTGGAGCCCACCCCATGACCACGTCCACCTGGAGCGGCCCCTGCGCGGGCTGCGGCACGCCGACCGACGTGCCCTTCGGTGACGACCTCATCTGCGACGATTGCCTCGACGACCTGATGGGGGAGCCGGACGAGGCCTGCGTGAAGTGTGGCTGCACCGACCATCGCGCCTGCGTCACCGCCGTAGGCCCCTGCGGCTGGGTGCCTGGCGCGGAGAAGCCCACGTGCACGGCGTGCGCCAGCGGGGCGCCCCACCTCCCGATCTGCACCTGCGCGGGCTGCGAGGCCGGAGACTCACGGCTCACGACCACGGAGGAGCAACATGACGGTTAAGGAGTGCGACTGGTGCGTCAGGCCCGCGGCGGCGGCTATGCTGCCCGCGAACGCGCCGATTCATCAGGCCAACTATGCCTGCGCCGGCTGCGCCATCGACACCGCCTTGTCGGTGGTCGGCCGGGACACCTTCGGTAAGCACCTGGCCGAACGGCTCGCCGAGGCGGTGACGGAGTTCCTGCGGACTGACCCCGACACGCACCTGGCCTTGGCGCACATCTTCGAGGGCGACGGGCTGGAGCTGCTGCGCGACATCCAACACGCCATCGGCGTGGAGCTGAACAAGCGCCCGGAAGACCAGCGGAAGGAGGGCGAGAAGCCATGATCCACGAAGGCCACATGACGATCAGCCGCGTCGGCGGCGACGCTGCGGCTCACAGCCGGTCCATCCGCATCATGCTACGAGCGCCTGGGCTGGGGCGGAAGGCCGTCACGGTCGAAGTGACTCCGGAGGATTTCGCGCTGGCGCTTACCGGCCTCTCCGAAGTTCCCGTTGGGATCGACGTGCGGATCAAGGCAATCCCCGAAGGCAGCGAGGTACCGGCCGATGGTTAGAGCCGCGGTGACGTACACCCGCACGGAGCAGACGGGCGAAGGTTGGATGATGGGCTACAACATCTATCAGACGCTGGATTGCGGCCACGAGGCGCCCGCGCTCCGGCGGAGGGACTTGACCATGCCGCTACCCACGAAGCGCCGTTGCCGCGCCTGCGAGGCCCTGGGCAATGGGTAGGCGCCTGCGCCGCCTGGGCAACCCCAGGCCCGAACGGTTCGAGGTCACGGGCTTGGAGCCTCGCCGCGCTCCCGGGCCGGGCGCTTGGACGCCCAACGAGGCCGCGCGCGTGGATTGGTGGGCGCCGACCCCGGAGCAAACCCCGCCAGCCAACAAGGACACGGCCTCATGACCATCCACCACACCGACACAGCGGCCCTGCGCGCACTCTACGAGGCCGACAAGTTCGACAAGGAGTGCCCGAAGTGCGGCAAGGAAGCCTTCGTGTCCGACTGCTGGCAGATCGACATGCTGGAGCATGCCCCGGACATGCTGGACGAGATCGACGCGCTTCGCGCCGCCCTGACCCTGGCTAACGAGGCTTTCCGCACGGTGGTTCCGTTCGGGACTAACCCGGAAGCGCGCGCCCGGTCACGGCAAGACCTGGACGCCGCCCGCGCGGCTTGCATGGACGTGCTGCCCGGGTCCCCATCCACGCAGATGGAGGAACGAACATGAGCCACAACTGCCCGGGCATCGGCTGCAGCCGCCTGGTTGCCGATCGCTACCTGATGTGCCGGCGGTGCTGGGGGAAGCTGCCGGCGGAGCTGCAGAGCGAGGTCTACGCCACCAACGCCAAGCGCAGCACGTCCGAAGGCCTGCGCGCCTACCAGGCAGCAGTCCGCAAGGCGATCGAAGCCACGCGGCCGCCGGCGGCGCATCCCACCCTTTTCGACCTGGCCGAGGTGAAGCTGGAGTTGTAACATGGTGGCCTCGGGCCCGGCCCTCGCCGAGGCTTGCGCCGAGGCCTGAGAAAGTGGCCAAGCACAACGCCCCCGGATCCAGCTGGATCCGGGGGCGTTGTGGAAAAGTGGAAAACCTAGGCCTTGGCGTTCGCGGTGGCCGCGCGCACCTTGGCCAGGGCCACCTCGAGGAGCTGCGGCAGGTCGCGCTCGATGGCGGCCCGGGCGTCGCCGTGGATGCCCTGGTCGTCGAGGAACTTGCCGGCCGCGCGCAGCACGAGGTCGGCCTTGTCGGCGCCGGGCATCTTCACGGCCTCGAGCTGGGCCACCTTGGGCTCGATGAAGGCGATCACGTCGGCAACCATGGTTGCGTCCGCCTTCACCTCCGGCTTCTGCTTGAACCAGGCGGTGACGAGGGCGCCCAGGCCCATCAGGATCACGGAGATCGTGACGTCGCCGGCGGTGCTGTTGAGGAAGGCGACCAGGTCGAAGGTGGGCATGGGGTTCTCCTTGTGCTTGGCGCTAGAATGGGATCCTGGGGTATGTAACGGGATGTAAAGGAGGGCGGCATGGAGCTGAGCCACGCCAAGATGAAGCTGCGCGACGCGCGGCCCACGCCGGTGCACTACCAGGCCTTCTTGGGCCTGGTGGACGCCGTGATCCCGATGACCGCCGGGCAGAAGGCGATAAGCGGCCAGCAGGCGCTCGCGCTCCTGCGCCGCACGATCGTGGACCTGGCGCGCGAAGCCGGCGCGCCGGTCTAGAGTTCCTTCAGGGCCTTGGCCTTGGCGGCCGGCAGGCTGTACCCGCTCGCCAGGAGCCAGATGACGCGTCCGGCGGCCGGGCGCACGCCCTTCTTGCCCTGCGCGTACGCGCCCGCGCAGGTGGTGGCCACGCTGGGGTCGTGCACGATCTTGGCCACGTCGCGGTGCTGGATCAGGGTGGCGTGCGGGTGGCGCTTCAGCGCGTCATGCACCCAGCGGCCCGCGGCCACCAGCTGGGCGTCGGTGGGCGGGTAGGCGTCAAGGTTGCCCAGCAGGCAAATCGCCACGGCGTCCCGGTTCAGGCCCAGGTTGGCCGCGCTCTGGTAGCGCTCGTCCCGGCCGGGCCAGATGGCGCCGGCGCGCGTGACCATCGCGTTGTACGCGATGTCGCTGTCCCCGATGGAGAGGAACCAGCGCATGGCGGCCGCGCGGTCGGGGAACTCGTCCCCGCCCTGGTGGTGCAACACGATGTAGCGGGCCGGGTGGTCGTAGACCTGCTGGCCGGCCAGGTAGCCGGCTCCGGTGCTGACGGCGGTCGCCAGGGCGACCGTGACGAGGCGGCGGAGGATGGCAATCATGGGTGCACCTTCCCTTGCAGAAACGCGCCGGCGGCGCCGGTGAAGAGCCCGATCAGCGCCGTCCAGGCGCGGTCGTTGTGGTTGGCCCGCTGGGCCTTCAGCTCGGCGACCTCGCGGCGGAGCTCGCGCACGTCGGCCACCAGGCCAGGCTCGCCGCCGACGGTGCCGGCGCCGTTGACGGAGCGGTCGAGCCGCTCCAGGATGTCGCGATCGGTGCCCATGGCTACCTCCGGATGGTGAAGAGGTTGCGGCCCGGGCTGGCGATCGCCGCCGGCACGGGGGCCACCTGGTTGGGGATGCGCTGCCGGAGCTGGCCACTCGGGTCGTAGACCAGCAGGTTCGACCAGCTGGCCCCGTAGAACTCCACGGCCGCCCGCACCAGCGCGGGGTCGCGCTCCGTGCCCAGGTCGGTCCTGGGGCTCCAGTCCTGGTTCGAGGCCATGCGGAAGTGGCCGCCTTCGTCCCGCCAGACCGCCACCGCGTGGGCGGACGCCGGCCCCCAGAAGGCCAGCACGTCGACCCGATAGCCCTGGCGCTCGAGCGCGACCGCCCAGAAGCGTGCGAAGGCGGAGCACACCCCGCGGCCCTGCTTCACCAACTCGTCGGGGCTGAGAAAATGGCTGGTATCGTAGTCATCGGCCCAGGCCAGCCGGCCGGCCAGGTAGGCCGCCACGTCGTCGGGGCTCTTGAAGTCGGCCAGCACGGCGGCCAGCTCCGTCGAGATCGGCCCCTGGGGATCCCAGACCCAGCGCTCCTGCAGCTGGGTGGCGCCCGGCGCGATGGGCGGCGGGCCAACCGTGGCCGCCGGCGTGGGCGTGGGAACGGGTGCGGGCGCCGGGGCGGGCGCGCACGCGAAGAGGCAGGCCGCGGCGAGCGCGGCCACGAGGTGGCGCATGAGAACCTCCGCCCGGCGGGCGTGCTAGGTGGTGGGCTCGGGGGCGGTCCGTGGGCCCGTTTCAGGCGTAGCGGCCACGCCGCCGAACTGGCCGACGCGGGGCAGTTTTGCGGCCTCCTCCTGGAAGGCCACTTCCTTCGCCAGCAGCTCCGCGTGGGCACGCGTGATGGGCTCGCCGGCCTTCATTCCGACCGCCAGCGCAACCTCGTCCAGGCTGGAGCCCAGCGCAACCATGCGGCGGTGGAGGTCCACCAGGTCGATGGCCGGTGGTTCCGGCAGCGGGGTCGTAGGCGTTGGGTAGATCAGGACGCCCGGGAAGCGCTTGATCAGCGCGCCATCCTTGTCGCGCGCTTCGATGCTTTGGCCGTCTTCGCCCAACATCACGACGTTGCCCTTCAGGACCGGCAACCCGTCTACGATGTCGGCTGCGTCACGCAGCGCGGTCAGCTCATCGTGGTCGGCCTGGCTGTCGGCACGCACCACCCGGATGTCGGAGCCGTAATGCCCCAGCAGGCCCTCCAGGATGTCGTCTCCCGGCGGGTTGCTGCCGATGTGTGTCTCGCCTTTGGTTTGGATCAGAAACATTGCGGGCTCCTTAGGTTGGAATGAGGGTGCCCCAGAAGTTGAAGCGGCAGCCACCCGTGACCTGGATGGTCTGCCCGGCGGCCAGGGGCCAGAACAGGTATGGGATGTGCTCCGCGCAGAAGGTGTTAGTCGCGCCGCTTTGGTACATGCCCACGCAGCCCGGAACCGCGGCGTTATAGGCGTTCAGGATCATGTACATCAGGGTGGTGCTGCCTTGCACCGGGACCTGCCGGTGGCGGTCGCCAAGGTACATCACCGAAGCGGCCGTGCATGTGGCGTTGAAGATGGTCAGGCCACCCACGACCAAGGTGCCCGCGGTGGCAGATGTCACGTCGAAGCAACAGCCGTGGATGAGGAGTGTGTAGCCGGCTGGCACCGTGTAGCTTGAAGCGCTTAGCTGCTGCCAAACGCCACCACTGGCAAGACCCAGCGCTTCATCGACGTGCTGGCCGGGGATCACGGTGGGCAGGATCATGGGTTACGTCCTCGTCCAGGCCGTGATCGTCCGGCCGGTGTAAGTCGGGGTCCAGGTATTGATGGCCGCGCCGCCGCCGGCGGGCTGGAGCGAAAGGGTCGAAATGTGCTGCTGGGTGGAGGTGTAGTTGAACACCAGGCGGCCGGCCGGCCAGTCGATCTGCGTGAGCCGGCGGCCGCTGTAGGTCAGCGTGGTGTTTTGGTTCAGGACGTAGTTGTAGAGGTCCTGGACGCCCGCCTCGATGTTGTTCAGCTTGGCCGCGCTGATGACCTCGGCCGTGACCCAGGTGTGTTGCGTGTAGGGAAGCGGCATCTACACGGCCCCCCACGTCAGCGTCCAGGTGAAGGCCACGGCGACGGAGATCGTCTTCACGATGGCAGATGCCAGCACCACGCGGGCGTACATCGTGCCGCCGGACGGCGTGGCCGTGAACAGGCCCACCTCGCGGATCGTGTTGCCGTTGCACTGGGTGCTCGAGAGGTAGTACTGCAGCGTGAGCGTGGGGTCGGTGGCATCCTGCGTGCTGCCCGTGTTGATCTGACGGCTGCTCGCGATCTCGGCGCCCAGGGTCGTGTCCGTGGGGGCGGGCGCCGTCCCGCTCGTGCCGAAGGCGAAGTACTGCGGGACGGCGCAGCTGCCCGTTGCGATCGCCGCCTTCAGGAGGTTCAGCCCGGCCTTCGTGACGAGGTTGTGCTGTACCTCCTGGTGCAGGACCTCGCCGGTCTCCGCGTCGAGGACCTGGGCCATGAAGTTGTAGCCCGCTCCCACGTTGGCCACCGCCATCACGGAGAAGGTGGCCGCAATGAAGGCATCACGGACCCGGCGGGCCAGGGCCTGGTAGAAATCGTCCCAATTCATCAATGCGTCTCCGATAGGTCGGTCAGCGCGAAGTCCACCCGCCACTCCGGCGTGACCTGGGTGGGAGTGGACATGGATTCCGAGGCGGAGGCCGCGACGGTGTCGGCGCTGGCGGGCAGCGTCAGGCTCTCGGAGGCCGTGGCGCCCACGCCGGTCAGGTAGCCGGCGGTGCGGAGGTACACGACGACCTCGTTCTCGCGGATCACGTAGGTCTTGCCGATGCTCGCGATGTACCGGAAGAAGGCTTCCCAGCTGCCCACGAACTGCCCGTCATAGGCCTTCACGCGGTAGCGCAAGTCCCCCTTGCCGGTGAAGTCCGCCAGGCGGACCTCGGCGATCAGGTAGTTGCCGGCGAGCGCGTGGGCCGTGCTCGTGATGGGCAAGAGCTGGCCGGAGAAGAGGCCGTCCACGTCGGTCTCGAATTCCACCACCACCGGGATGGTGCCGAACTTCTGCAGGAGGCCAACAGCGATCTGCTGGGCTTGGGCGCTGCTGTTGATGTTCGGGTAGTACTCGATCTCCTGGTATATGCCCGTGCCGCCCTCGACGCCCGCCCGGGTCGTGATCTCCGCGTCCGCCTGCGCGTTGACAATGATCGGGAACTCGCCCTGGTAGGTGATCGAGCCGACATCCGTGGAAACCAGCAGCGTACCGCTCGAGTCCTGCTTGAGCAGCGGATCGCCCTTGTTCCAGTAGAAGTCCTTGCCTGTGTCGACGCCACCGATCCCGATGGTCTTGGAGACCCCGTTGACGGTCAGAGCGGTGGGTTGAGCGCCGATGGGGTAGCGCAGCGGGAAACTGCGGGTCTTGCCATCGCCCGTGAAGCCCTCCGCCTGGGCGCTCATCAGGTCGTTTCCGGCACGCACAAACTGCTGATTGCGGTACTGCTCGCGCGAGCGCGTGACCTTGAGCTTGCGGTAGTTGGCGCTGGTGTCCGTCAGCGCGATCGGCGCCGGGTTGGCGTCGCGCGGGCTGAAGTGCAGGTCCTTGTTGTAGTCGATCCACCAGCTGTAGCCGGCCAGGGCGGCCAGCTCGTCGAAGGCGGTGGCCGCCGGCACGTAGTTCCAGATCGCCTTCTGCACCACCGGGCCCGTGCTCACGTTGGTGGTGGTGATGCCCTCCCCGGCAAGCTCCTGGGCCACGATGTCCAGGACGATGTCCTTGAGTGTCTGGTTGGCGGTTTCGTAGTTGCGCGCCACCAGGTGGCGGTCGGCCAGCTGGTTGTAGTCCACGCACGTGAGCGCGAACCGCAGCCCCGAGCCGAACTCGACCAGAGAGTCCTCGATGATCTTGTCGATGCTGCCGGCGAAGATGCGAGTGGCCCCGTTCAGGATCACGATGCTGGAGCCATCGACGGGCCGGTAGGCCCCCGTGGCATCCTCCAGCGTGAAGCTCGCCGTGTTGCGGCTGTTCAGCTGGTCCGTGATCGAGAGGCTCTGCACCTTCACCAGCGCCGTGCGGTCGACGCCGGCGATGGTGAAGGTGAGCATCAGCTGGGCCTCAGGCCGAGGGCGCGGAACCTACCCACCAGCAGGTCGCCCAGCTGGTCGGCGTCGTCCATCGTCCACTTCCCGTTGCCGGTGTAGTTCAGGTAGATCGTCACGTTGCCTCCCGCGGCCGCGGCCGCCGGCGCCGGCACGGGCATCTGCTGGGCGATGCCGGCAGCGATGTCGGAGAGCACCGACGGCCTGAGCGGCAGCACGGCCTCCGGGCCGGCCTCGCCGATCATGGCCATGGTGGCGTCGGTGGCCACGCCGCCCTTCGCCAGCATGGGGATCTCCGCGATGTTGATGCCCCAGTGGTTGCCGCCGATGCCCGGCACCCAGTCGGGCACGGTGAAGCTGATGCGGTTGAGGCCGCGGATCAGCGTGTTCACGATGCCTAGCACCAGGTTGAAGGCGCCGCGGAAGATGCCCACCACGCCGTCGAAGATAGTACCGAGTGCGCCCGTTACGCCTGACCACGCGCCCACGAAGGCCTCGGCGGCCGCCTTGGCGCCGGCGCTCAGGGTCTCCCACAAGGGCGCCAGCACGGCCGAGATGCCCTGCCACGCGGTGGTCAGCACCCCCGTGATGGCCGACATGGCCGCGGTGACCGCGCCCGAGATGCCCGTCCACACGGCCTCGCCCGCGTATGTGAGCGCGCTCCAGGTGGCCTGCAGCGCGGCGCTCACGCCTTCCCACGCCCCGATCGCCAGGTAGGCAAGCGCCCCCACGGCGGCGCCCACGACCATCGTGATGCCATTCCAGACCGCCCCCGCCACCACGGCCAGGGCCTGCCAGGTTGCCGTCAGGCCCGCGCTGATGGCGTCCCAGACGGGCACCGCGACGGACATGACGGCGTTGGCGGCCGCGGTCGCGGCGTAGGAGATGCCGCCCCAGACGGTCACGGCGACGCCGTACAGCGCGTCCCAGATGGGCGTGAGGACCGCGCTGATCGCTTCCCAGTTCTCGATGATCAGCTCGCCGACGATGATGGCGGCCGCAATCGCCGCGGCAATCTCCGTCACCGGGAGGATCGCCGCGTTGATGGCCGCCGCCGCGGCCCAGAAGGCCGAGGTCAACGCCGTGCCAATCGCAGGAATGGCTGCCGCCACGGCGCCCGCCACGGTCGCAGCGGTGGAAGCAGCGAACGCCACCATCCCCGCGGCGGTCGACGCAATGGCCGTCCCGGCGGCGGCGAGCGCCCCAACCACGGGCATTGCCATCGCCGTGGCGAAGTCGGCCGCCTGGGCAGCAGCATGCGAGAGGGACGTGGCCATCGAGGCCGTTTCCGTCGCCACGGCCGCGCCGACCTTAGAACCGTACGCCACAAGGGCCGGCAAGACTTCGTCTTTGAGCGTCTTGCCGAACCGCACGATCGCCGGGATGCCGTCGTTCAAGCTGTCGTAGACCTTGGCGACGGCATACGAGAAGTCGGTTGCCCGCAAGGCCGCGGTGGACACGGGATCCTCGAAGGAGAATCCCAGCGCTTCGCCAGCCGATTTTACACCATCGTGGAAGTCGCGTATGGCCGCGCGGGCCGGGCCGACCTTGTCGTTCAACTTGTCCGTCGCCGAGGCGACTTCATCGAGCTTGCGCTTGAGTTCCTGGATGGCGTCGGACGTCGGGTCGACGCCTTCTGCCGCGAGCTTTTGGATCGCGTCCTTGTAGGCCTTGGCGCGAGCTGCGTTGCCGTCGAACGTGCCACCCAAAACTGCAGCCTGGCCTTCGATCCCGTCCAGAGACTTGTCCAGGCCGTCGAAGACGTCGGTGAGTGCCTTGACCTCCTTGTCGGCCGCCATAGCCTGCTTGGCTTCACCCCAGCGCTCGATCAGGCCCTTCACCGTCTCGCTCTGCGGGTCCAGCCCTTCGCTGACGAGCTTCTTGATCACACCCTCGAGCGCCGACGCGCGCTTGGAGGCATCGTCGTACTCGCTGCCCAAGGCCTGCGCCTGGAGGCCAGCAGTCTGCGCTTCGCTCTCGAAGTCGCTCAGCGTCTTCTCGATGGTGGCCAGCTTCTTGTCGAGGGCGTCCATCGACTTCAGGAAGTCGATGGCGGCATTGGTGTCGCCCAGGGTCTCCTTGAGCTTGATGAAGTCGGCGTCTGCGGGATTCACACCCTCCGCCATCAGCTTCTTGAGCGCGCCCTTGAGCACGCCGGCCTGCTGTTCCAGGGCCTTCAGGCCATTCATGGCCGGGTCAAGCATCAGGTCGATCTGGATCGAGGCCAGGTCGCTCTCCAGCTTGGCGAACGTGTCGTCGATGGCCTTGGCCTGCTTGGCCGCCTCGTCCGCTGCCTTCTTGGCGCCCTTCTTGACGCCCTCGCCAAGGCCGGTCGCGGCGTCCACCGTCTTCGCGAAGTGGCCGGCCGACTCCGTGGCGAAGGTGCCGATGTACTTCTGGAGGTTGCCCAACCAGGTCGAGCCGATCTGGTAGGCGTCGGACAGCTCCTTGCCAATAGCCTGGCTGCCGGCGATGAAGGGCGAGGCGATCACCTTGCCCACCGCGGCCACGTGGCTGCCCACCATCCCGGGCAGCTGGGCGACGGTGCTGACGGCGGTCGAAACGAATCCGCTGAAGGCGTTGCCCAGGCCCGCCAACGGGCCCTTCACGGCGTCGGGCAGCTTGTTGAAGGCCGCGGAGACGAACGACCCGAGGCCGCCGAAGACCTGGCTGAAGGCCGAGCTGATGTTGTTCGCGACGGTCGCGAAGGCCGTGTAGACGTTGCTGGCGACGTCATGAACCGTCTGGTACCACTGCTGCAGCGTGGTCTCGATGGTCTTGAAGATCAGCGAGAACACGTCGGGCAGGGTGCCCCAGATCTCCATGATCGGCCGAGCAGCGAAGGCCACCGCAGCGGCCGTCGCGATGAGCGGCGCCGCAGCGGCAGCGGCAGCGGCGAAGGTCGCGCCCGCCTCCAGGATCGCCGGCCAGAGGGCCACCGTGAAGGCCGCGGCCAGGCCGATGACGATTGCCCTCGCGTTCGGCCCGAAGGCGTCTTCGATCGCGCCGATGAGCCCCTTGTCCTGAATGGCGTCTGCCACGTCGTTCACGGCGTCGGCCAAGGTCGTCAGGCCGGCCTTCATGGCGGGCATGGCCGGCCCCAGCAAGGCGTCGGTCAGGTTCTCCCAAGCGGCCTTGGACTTCTCGATCGCGCCGGGCAGCGTCTTCCCGAAGGCCTCCGCGCTGCCGCCGAACTCCGTCTGGAGCTCCTTGAGGATGATCTTCTGGGCCTCCAGCGTGTGGCCGGTGGCCTCGAGCTGCTTGACCGTCTCCTTCTGGCTTTCGGTGAAGGCCACGCCGACGCGCTGGAGGGCGGTCATGCCCTTCTCCGGATCGTTGAGCGCCTTGCCGAGCTGCAGGGCGGAGCTCTTCATGTCCTGGCCCATCGCCACCGACATGTCGGCCATGATCTTGGTGCTCTGGGTGAAGATGTCGTTGTTCTTGCCGGCCACGTCCCGGATGTTCGTGAACGTGAGCAACAGGTTGGCGCCGCGCTGCACGGCTTCGCCTTCCACGCCGGTCGCCTTCTCGATGGCGTTGGCCATGTCCTGGATCTGCTGGGCGCTCACACCGGCCGCGCCGCCGGTGGACTTGATGGCCGCGGCGGTCTGCGCGTTGAGCTGATCCACCTCCGCCAGGTGGTGGACGGCGTCCCCGATCGCATCGGTCAGGAACTCCCAGGCCGCCTCGAGCGCCCGGACGGCAACCTCGGCCGCCAGCATGCCCTTAAAAGTCTCGGTCGCGGTGCTGGCCGCGCCTTCGGCCTTCTTCAGGCCTTCCGCAAGGTCGCCCGAGGCCTTCTCCGCGTCCTTCGCCCCCTGGCCGGCATGCTCCAGGGCCTGCTCGAGGTTCTTGGCCTCACCGGCCAGAGGAGCCAGGCCGTCGGCGGCGTGCCGGCCGGCCTGGTCGACCTTGTCCAGGGCGGCGCCGGCGCCGGCGGCCGCGCCCTCTATCGGGGAGAGCGAGCTGGCCGCGTCCTTGGCCGCACTGGCGAGGCCTTGGGTGAAGTCGCCGACGTTCGCCGCCAGCGTGACGTACAGCTTGGCCAGCTCGTTCCCCATCGCCTACCTCCTGCGCTTGTTGCGCATGCGCTCCTTGGTTGCCTGCTGCTCGCGCTCCCACTTGCGCAGCTTGTAAAGGGCCGCCCACTCCGTCAGCTCGGCGGAGGAGAGGCGATCGAGCAGCTCGGCGACCGTGCAGCTCAGGCGCTCGGCGAGCTCGAAGTAGAACCGTCGCTCTGGGTGTCGGAGGAGGACTTTCCCGCCTCGTCCACCGCCTTCTCGCCCAGCCCGGAGAGGGCGATCACCTTCAGGGCCACGCGCTCGACGATCGCGCCGTTCTTGTCCAGCAGCTGGGGGATGTCCTCGGCCGCGAAGACGCGCTCGCCCGTGGCCGGGTCGTAGCAGCCGTCCACCAGGAAGTCCGGCAGCAGCGGCACCATCGCCTTGGTGGTGGCGGCCTTGCGGGCCTCGTCGTCCTTGGCGCCCTCGCTGTAGATAGCGTCCAGGAACTTGGCGCGGGTGCGCGCGCTCATGCCGCGCACCTCCAGCTCGACGTCCCACTCGGGCACGGCCAGGAGCTCGCTCTTGATGTCCTTGGCGGCGAGGATCTTGTCTTTCAGGGTCATGGGGCGGGGCCTCCTTGGGGCTAGGGGACGATGCTGCGGGTGACGTCGCCCGAGATCTGGAAGCTGGCGCTCCAGCTCGCGGCGTCGTCGACGGGGTTGGAGCCGGAGTACTCCGTGCAGATGGCGTTGCCCGAGTACTTCACGCTGCCGCTGGCGCTGCCGGCGGGATAGATCTCGAAGGCGCGGGCGCTCAGGCCCAGGATGCCGTCCATGGTGCCGTCGAGCGCGGGATCCCAGACGCCGCTCAGGCTGAAGGTGCCATCCTTCAGGCCGGGGATGTACGTCTTCGAGTTGGCGCCGAAGGTGGTGGTCTCCGCCGTGTCAGCCTGGCGCGAGAGGTCCTCGCTGTTGGTGTAGGCGCTGATGTCGGTCAGGACGGCCGCGCTGTTGCCGACCTTGACGACCGTGCCCTTGCCGTGAACGCTTGCCATGGTGCTCTCCTACTGCCGTGCGAAGGCGATCAGCGCGGTCTGGCTGAACGTTCCCGTCCAGGCGCCACGCAGGTAACGGTTGATGGTGCCGGCGACGCTCTTCTGCTCGCTGGTGGCGGCCGCGGCGGCGGTGAAGGTGATCAGGTCCACCCAGACGCTGTTGTCGGTCGAGTGCTGGACCTTGTAAGTACCGGAGCCGCTGGTGTGGCTGGTGACGTGCAGGTTGGCGATGCCGCCGTTGGCCGTGCTCGCGGCGTTGTCGACGGAGCCCGCGCTGTTGCCCGCGTTCACCTTGGCGGTGAGCGGCTCCACCACCACGCCGCCCCACACGCCGCCGGACGGCTGGAAGCTGGCGTTGGTTGCCACCACGTCGTCGACGGGCGAAGAAGTCGTGTGCTCGGTCTCGATGGCCTGCGCCAGCTTCACGCGGTTGCCCTGCGTGCCGCTGCCCTGCAGGCAGAACGTGACCGGCGTGTTGGCGGTGCCCAGGGCGGCCGCCAGCGCCTCGTCGACCGCACCTACCGCGCCGTCGAACAGGCCGGCGGCGCTCAGGCTGCCGTCCATCAGGCCGGGGATATAGGTCTTGGAGTTCAGGCCGAAAACCGTGGTCTCGGCCGTGTCGCAGCTCCGGGACCAGTCCACGCTGTTGAGATAGCCGGAGAGGTCGTACTTGCCGACCAGGACGGAGGTGGATTTGCCGTGTTGCGCGCTCATCCTACACCTCCGGCTTCACGGCCGCGGCCGCGAGCGCCTCGAACATCGCATCGGCGTGGTCGTCGATGCGGTTCAGCGGCTCGTCGGTCGGCGTGATGGCGCCCATGCACAGCAGGTCCTCGACGGCGGCCTGGTCGGGCAGGTCGTCGATCACGCTGCCGGCGCCGGCGCGCACGTGCGGGGCCTGGCGGTTGCCGGGCGGGTAGTTGATGCCGATCAGCACCTTGTAGCGCTGGGGCTGCGGGTCTTTGGGCATGGGCCCCTCCTAATCTTCGATGTGGTCGCACGCCCGGCACATCCAGGCGTTGGGCTTGCCGTGGGTCGCCAGGCTCTTCCGTTGGTCCTGGGGGTGCTTGCAGGGCGCGTCGGGCTGCGCCGGCGGCTCCGGTTCCAGCACGCCGGACTCGTAGAGGGCGGCTGCGCCTCGCACGAGCTTCTGCGCGCCGGCGGGGTTCACCGGGATCAGCTCGATGGCGGCGTGCAGCAGCGCCAGGATCAGGTCGTTCTCCATCAGCCCCCCTCGTGCAAGACCATGAAGTCCAGGATCGTCAGGTAGCGACCCGTTTCGGGGTCGTGGTCGTCCAGCTCGTTCTCCAGCTGGATGCCGCGCACGGTCACGCCGCCCGTCACGCCGTCGTAGCCGTCGAGGGCGGCTTTGACCTGGGCGGCCACGGCCGTGGCGTCGCCGTAGCTGGCGCCCCAGCACGTGAACTGGAAGCGCTTCCGGTCGGCGGCCTTGTTGTTGCCCATCGTGTGCAGGGGCTTCCCGCTCACCTTCTGGTAGGTCACGGCCGGCAAGGTGGGCTTGGGCGGGAGGTTTAGCGGGTAAACCCGGGCGCCCACCAGGGCCGTCAGGCCGGCATATCCGCTCAGGTAGCCATACAGCGCGCTCTCGATGCTCACAGGGCCTCCAGCTGGTCACGCAGCACGTCGGCGATGACCTGCAGCGCGGCGTCGCGGTTCTCGTCGAAGGCCGGGCGCATGAAGGGGCGCGCGCGCATGCCCCGCGTGGTCACCCAGCGGCCGTCGGCGGTCTTGAAGCGCCAGGGCGTCTGGCGGCCGCCGCCCCCCTCCGCGTAGATGCCGGTCCCGAACTCGACGTACTTGCCGTAAGCCACGGACGGGCCCACCTGGACCTCGGCGCCGGTCGCGCTCTTCGACACGGTCTCGACCGTGATGGAACGCATGAGCGTGGACGTCTTGCGCGGCACCAGGGCCTTGGCGGCGTTCTGGATCTCCAGCGCGCCCGTGCGCAGGGCGGTCTCGATGATGTCGCCGGCGGTGCGTCCCAGCTGCTGTAGCTTGGCCTCCAGCTCGGGCAGGCCGACGACCTTGGCATCGATGCGCATGGCGCCTCCGCGCCCGTGGCGCTACTCCACCAGCTGCACCAACAGGCTGGTGATCAGGTCCTGGCTGTCGGACTGGGCGCCCACGATGTCGTAGGCCTTGCCGGCCACCACGGCGCGATGCTGGTCGGTGATGGCGGGGTAGTGGCCCTGCAGCAGGATTTTCCAGAGCTGGACCACGACGGTCTGGCGCGGCTCCTTGCGCTCGTCCGGCATCGGGGCCACGGGCTTAGCCGGCGACATGACGCAGGGGAGCGCCACGTGGTCCACCAGGTCGGCCCAGCTGTCGATCGGTTCGCCGGTGGCGTCCTGGGTGGGGGTGTTGACCTGGATCGTGACCGTCTTGTTGAAGAGGAAGCCCAGCGAGGCCACGAGCGACGGATCGATGAGGCCCATGCTAGAGCCCTCTCAAGAAGTCGTTGCGCAGGATCTCGCGGGCGCTGAAGTCGTTCAGGTCCATCTCCGCGATGTCGAAGGCCGGCTCCATGGTGTAGACCTGGGCGCGCAGCGTCTTCGCGTGTTCGCGCAGCGCGGCCGCCACGGCAGGGCCGTCCGTGCCCAGGTCGCCGAGCTTCACCTTCTTGAGGAGCAGGGTCTGGCTCGAGGCGATCGCGTCCAGCGCGTCGGCCGCGGCCAGCTTCACGTCGCCCCCCTCGAGCGCGAGGAAGGCGTCGATCTCCGCGTCCTGGAAGAACTGGTTGGCGACGGTCGCCGAGTCGGTGTCGCGGGCCAGGAGCCGGACCTTGCCCGCGTCGGTGGTGGGATCGTAGGTGAAGGGCATGCTAGCCCTCCTGCGCCCGCTTGGCCTTGGCCTTCGCGGGCTTGGCGGGCTCCTGCAGCTGCACCCCGACCTCCAGCTCCGTGCGGCCGCGGGCGGCCACGGCCGAGCCGTAGTCCTCCGGGCCGGCCAGCGTCTCGCCCGGGCCCGGGATGGGCTGCCGGTCCAGCTTGGCGTTGAGCGCGCGCAGCTCTTCGTAGATGAGCTGCAGGCGCTGCTCGGTGCCGTTGATCGGGGGGTGCAGCTGCATGATGCCCTCCTATTAGGCGCCGGAGCCGTTCGACGCGACGGTGGCCTTCGGGTCCATCCGGGTGCCGCCGAAGACGTGGCGGACCTTGTACTCGAAGCTGTCCGTGTCGAAGTCGCCGGCCATCGGGTCCACGCCACCGCTGATGCGCTGGGCGTTGGGCGCCTTCATGAACAGCTCCGGCGCCTCGTGGCCGCGCAGGAAGCCGATCTCGATCGCCGGGCGGCTCTCCGCCGGGTTGGCGAAGAGGAACCAGCTGGTGTTGCCGTTGGCCGTGCCCGCCACGACGGGGATGTACGGATCCACGTTCAGGCGCAGGCGGTTCTTCATCCAGTTCACGACGTGCAGCTGCTGGTTGGCCAGGCCGCCGGCCGTGTTCAGCCACAGCTCCGTGGCGTTCAGGATGTTCTGGGCGGTCACCTCGAGCGCGGGCGGGACCACCAGCTCGATGGTCTCGATCACGATCGGCTCGCCGTCCGCGTCCACCATCTTGCTCAGGACGATCAGGGCGTCCTGCAGGGCGCCGATCGAGAGCGCCGGGTTGTCGGAGCTTGCGCCGTTCGCGATCTTCACCTGGTTCTTGTTGCCGGCGCTGTACAGCGTGGCGTGCGGGCCGTTGGCATCGACGTACAGCCCGGTGGCGAACTTCGACTCGGAGCGCGCGGCCGCGAGCGCCAGGCGCTGGGGCAGGGTGCGGAAGGCGTTCAGATCGTCGTTGACCATCGTCTCCCAGGAGATGGGCACCCGGCGGCCGTACTTGCCCACGGAGTAGCTGTAGGAGCCGTCCGTCAGGCTGGCGGCCGAGTACTCCTCGAGCTCCGCCACCGCCGGCAGCACGCCCTGGGCGCCGTCCAGCGTGAAGCGCTTGACCGTGCGGAAGTCGGGCACGGTGCCGATCGCGCAGAAGTTGCGGTAGACCGGCGTGGTGGCCTTGTAGTTGGCCAGGAGCTGGCGGTCGATGATGTCGCCGAACAGCAACGGGAAGTCGGAGGTCGTCATGGCCTCCTGCAGCGCGGTGATGGGCACCCGGCCCTTGATGACGTTGCCCACCAGCTCCGTGGCCTCGGCCAGGTTGGCGAGGTACTGCGGATCGGCATGGCGGCCACGGATGGGGCGGCCAAACGCGCGGTGGTTCTCGATGAACTCGCGGAAATTCATGGTGGCGGCCCTCCTAGTAGCCGAGGATGACGGTGATCGTGGCGGTGGCGCCGGCATTCACCGCGCCCGCGGCGTAGCCGTAGCGCACGCCGGTGGCCTTCTTGCTGATGTGGGGCGTGTCGCCGGTGACGAAGTACAGGATGTCGCCCTCGGCCACGGCGCTGTTGCCACCGCCGTCGATGCCCTTCACGGACAGGTCATAGCCGCCCTCGAAGGCGACCGTGGCCTTGTTGTTGGCGTCGGCATCGGTCAGGCACACGCCCGGGCGCTGGCCGTAGACCACCGGGTCGCCGCTCTTGGCGCCGGCGGTGACCGTGATGCGCATCTGCGTGGCGCGGCGCTCCTTCTCGTTCTTGGCCATGGGTTACCGACCTTCCGCCGCGACGCCCGCGGCCTTCTCGCTCAGGCCGATCGCCTCGAAGGCGTTGGCGAGCTTCTTCTGGGACTCCTCCAGGGTGGGGGCCTTGCCGCCTTCGGCCAGCGGGTCGTTGCCGCCGCCCAGGCGCACCCTGCCGACGCCGGTCGTCTCCTGCAGGTACTGCAGCTCCGCCTTGGCCGCCTCGTCGATCTGCTTCTCGAAGGCCGCGCGGTCCAGCTGGCCGTCCTTCACGGGCGCCGCGGCCACCAGGCTCTCGGTCAAGCGGGTGCGGGTCAGCTGGTGCAGCTGCACGGGCGCCAACCGGCGCTCGACCACACCGCGGGCCTCCAGCAGCAGGTTGGCCTCCGTCAGGCGCTCCGCCGTCTTGGTCAGCGCGTCCAAGCGCTCCTGCAGCTTGGTGTTGCTCTCCTGCAGCGCCTTGGCTTCTTCTTCGGAAAGGGGCATCTTGCCGTTCTCCTTGCTCGTGGGGCTCGCGCCCCCGTTCCGTCCACGTGCAGCCTCGAAGAGCTGCAGAATTTCGCCACCGGCGCCCGGCTCCGTCACGAAGTCGATGCTCTGGCCCGCCGTGATGGCCTCGATGATGGGGCCCTTGCGGCCCTCCGCCTCGCCCTTGCGGGCCTTGCCCTGGGCCCGGATGCTGACGCCGATGTCGCCGCCCATGTCGTCCACGGAGCCCTTGTAGGCCTCCATCACGCGGGCGTTGGCGTAGAGGCCCGGGCCCTTGGGGCCGTTCGCCATCCACTGCGCCGGGCTGGTGGTCACGGCGGCCAGATCGCGCAGGTCCCGCTCCGGGCGGGCCGCGGCTTCCTCCGCCGTGGGATGGTTCCAGTACATCTTGGTGCCGGCGGGGAAGGCCTTCGCGCCGTCGCGCTCGAGCACGTCGGCCGGGTAGTAGCCGGAGCTGCCCCAGCCCGGGCGGATCACCTTGATCGGGATCGTGCCGTCCGGCCGCACCGCCTTCTCGAGCAGGGGCACGAAGGCCTCGACCAGGGCAGCCTCCTGCACGTCGCTCTCGCCCAGCGCCGCGGGCGCCTTGGGCACGTAGGCGATCTCCACCTCGACGGGCTCGCCCAGCGTGATGACCGGCGGGTCCTGGGCCATGTCGGCGGTGTACGCGATCTGGTACATGCCCTCGCCGTCGTAGCCCGTGCAGTAGACCGCGTGCGTGTCGAACAGGTCGCGGATGTAGACGTAGACGTAGGCGTCGGGCGCGGCCAGGGGGTCGCGAACCTTGGTCTTGATGCTGTCCCGCACGGCCTGGCGCAGCGCCTCGCGCTTGGCGTCCACGCTATCGCCCTGCATCAGGATCGCTTCCACCAGCTCAGCCGCGCGGGCCTGGTCGGCCGCCGTGGGCGCGGCGATCGCCACGGCCTCCGCCAGCGGCTCGCCGTCGCAGCCGTAGCCCGCTTCGGCCATCATGTCGGCAATCACGCCGTGCGCGGTCTTCAGCCGGGTGATGTTCCGCCCGGCGAGCTTCTTTCCTGGCATCGTGCCTCCTAGCGCTTACGCGGCATCAGGGCCACGTAGACGTGCAGCTCGTACTCGCCGCAGACCTCGAGCGGTTGCGCCTTGTCACGGCCGCGGAAGTCCAGGGCCAGGCGCACGTCGCTGTGACCGGCCGGCTGGAGCGTGCTCAGCCGCGCACGGTGGCTCAGGCCGAAGGCGTCGAAGGCCTGCTCGGTCGTCTCGACCATTACGGGCGCGGTGAGCGAGAAGGTGCCGCCGCGCGCGAAGTCGATGGCCGGCAGGGCGGCCAGGTCCAGTTGCAATTTCATGACGTCTCCTACTTGGTTCGTGCGCGGCGTACCATCAGGTCGCAGCGGCAGCCGACGTGCCCCAGCGGGGCGCTGTGACCGCTCTGGAAGTCCTCGTCAAAGGGGATCCAGCCCTGGGCATCGTTGGGCGCGCAGATGTCGGGATCCACCTTGGCGTCACCCACGCTGGACCAGTGCTTCTCCAGATCCACGCCGGCGTCGGCCAGCTCCTGGCCGGCCATCTTGGCGCCGTCCACGTAGGCCTGGCCGACCTCCTGGATGGCGACCAGCTGGGCCCGGGTGCGGGCATGCTCGTGCGGCCGCGGCGCCGAGAAGTCCTCGAAGCGCTGCGTGATCTGCTTGGCGAGGTCGTCGTAGCTGGTGCCGTTGGTCACCGCCTTCTCGACCAGGCCGGCGATCGCCTCGCGCGTGGTGTCGTTGATGCCCGCCACCTTGGCGGCCGCGGGGTTGGCCTTGAGGTAGGCCTGGGCCCGCGTGTTCTTCAGGTCGAAGGCGATGCCGCCCTTGACCGTGGCGATCAGGCGCTTGGCGCCCCGCAGCAGCGAGGTGGTGGTGGCGCTGTCGATCGGGCCGGTGAAGAGTTGCAGCGTCTTGTCGACCGCCCGCTGGAAAGCGTTCTGCCAGTCGCCCCAGCGGCCCGCGGCCTCCGTCACCGGGTAGCTGCCGCGCTCCTTCGCGAGCTCGCGGAGGAAGGCCTTCGCCTGCGCGCGCCAGGCCTTCGCCATCGCGCGCTCCAGCTTGCGCTCGAGGGCCCGGCGCTCGCGCTGGCTGGCCGACGAGGTAACCGCCTCCTCCAGCTGGTCGATGGCGGCCAGGGCCTCAGGCAGCCCGGGCATCGATCGCCTCGCGCAGCTCTTGCAGCTGCCCGTGCATCTGGATGATCGCCTCGCGCAGCACGACTGCCGCCTCCTTCACCGTGTCGTTGCCCTTGGCCTGGTCGGCCATCGCCTGGGCCGCGGCGGCAGCGCGTTCGGCGGCCGCGGCAGCGCGATCCTCCTCCCAGCCCTCCGGGAAGAGCTGGGCGATCATCGCGTCAACGTCGTCTTCGCCCAGCTCGCGCAGGGCCATGCGGGTGAACAGCGGCAGGTCCAAGGTGCCCGCCGGCGCCTTGCCGTCGAGCGTGGTGGCCATGACGATCGCCTCGATGCGCGCCAGGATGTCGTGCTCGAGGAGCGCGGGGAAGTCGACGTCCATGTGGCGATCGCCCTCGTCGCCGGCGTCCTCGTCATCCGGATCGGGGGCCAGCATCACGCGCGGCTCGTCGTAGTCGTCCAGCTCCACGTGGCCGTCGAGCTTGCCGCCCGGGGCGATGACGGCCTGGTCGATCACGAAGTCCAGGATGGCCATGAGCACGTCGGCCCACAGCTTGCGCCGGCTCAGGAACTTCAGCTCCATCGGCCGCTCCATGCTGGTGGCCGTGGCGAGGTTGCCCGTGCTGGGGTCGCCGAAGTAGTGCTCGTAGATGCCCAGGGCCGCGCAGACCATCAGCTTCAGGTGGCGCCCGTCCTCCGCGGAGGTGGTGGCGCCGGCCGTCTTGATGGGCTCGATCTTCTGCTGGCCCGTGCCGATGGCCGCGGCGCCCGCCGCCGGCGGCGGGTTCTTGTCCAGGCTGTCGGTCGAAAGCGTGGTGCCCAGCTTGGCCTTCATCGCCGCCACGCCGGCCTTGCCGCCGGGCGTGGTGACGTTCCAGGCGAAGCGCGCGTACGCCCGCGTGATGGTGGCCCAGTCCTCGAGGAACTGCTTGTAGGCCTTGGCCCAGTCGATCGCCGCGTAGACCTCGCTCACGCCGAACTTCATGTCGGCCAGGCGGTTCACGGCGACGTGGTAGACCGGGGCGTCCCAGCGCACCACGTGCCCGTTGACCGTGGCGGGCTTGGCGGCCGGCCGGTAGCGCCAGTCCGGGTGCAGCTCCGTGACCTCCGCGCCGGCCTGGCCGTCGAGGCCCACGGGGCAGAACTTGCGCACGTAGAACCAGACGTCCTTGCGATCGTCGGGGTTGGCGATCGTGTCGTCGACCTCGTCGAAGGGGATCGAGCGCACGCGCACGGCGCCCTTGGCCGGCGACACGAAGAAGCAGAAGAACAGGTTGCCGGTGACCTGCAGCTCCGCCTCCTTGGCCTCGAGGGCCTGGTGGCTGGTCAGCTCGGCCTGGTTCTTGGGGTCGGCCATGAAGGCCTGGAGCACGGCGTTGACGCGCTTGTCGCGGGCCTGCACGTTGATACCCTGGCCGAAGACGTACGTCTGCTGGATCTCCACGGCGCGCTTGATCAGCGGGTTCTTGAGCCAGTAGAGCCGGGCCAGGCGGGTCATGGTGCGCAGGCCTTGCCGGCTGAACTCGTGCGCCTGGTGCGCGCCGCCCAGCTGCCGCCAGCCCTGATCCTCCAGGGCGAGCTCGAGCTCCGCCAGGCGCTCCTGCAGCAGCTCGACCGTGTCGCCGTTCTGGCGGGCCGTCTCCTGCAGGGGCGCAACCATGGTTGCCGGCACGCCGCCCAGGGCGTTCAAGATGCGATCGCGCACGCCCATGCTCGTGGTGCCTCCTCAGATGCTGCTGATCTCGACGGGGTCGTGGTATTCAACCGTCTCTTCGACGTCGACCGGCCCGTAGAGCGTGAACTCGTGGTAGCGCAGGGCGTCCGGCCCGTGGTCGTGTTGCTTGAGCGGCAGGTCCTCGCCGCGCAGCGCCGCCTTGGGATCCCAGGCGTAGGTCCCCAGCTCCTTCACCAGGAAGGGGCAGTTGGTCTTGTGGACCCGGAGCTTGCCCAGGCCCAGGCGGTTGGAGGTGGTGAGCAGGCCCGGCTTCACGTCGTTGTTCGCCAGGATGATCTGGGTCCAGCCGTCCGCCTGCAGCTGGGCGATGAAGCTGGTGGCCGACGGGTCCACGATGATCGGGATCGTCCGGTCGCCGAGCCACTCGAAGAGCGCCGCGCTGTACTGGGCGTCGGTCATCTGGGCCTGGGCCTCGCGGCCGCAGTAGCGCCATTCGTCCTGGACCCAGGAGCGATCGCCCTCCGTCAGGATGTCCAGGGCGTGGAAGGGGTTCTGGGTGCCGTAGTCGATGCTGACGCAGCGGTGGCGGTAGTGCGCGGGCTTCTCGGCGTCCGTGAATCCGTGCTTGTCGAGGCTGAAGTGGTCGTAGATGACGCCTTCGGCGATTACCCACATCCCCAGCACCATCCGGAAGTACCAGACGCCGGTGAAACCGGCCTTGAGATCCTCCTTGTACTCCTCGGAGAGTGCGAAGTTGTCGTCCAGCGTGAAGTGGTAGACCACCACGCGGCCGGAGGCGAGGGCCTTGTCGTTGCCGACGTAGTCCTTGAAGCACCAGTGGTAGGGGCTGTCGGGGTTCGTGGTCCAGATGAGGCGGCCCTTGCCCTTGGAGCAGCGGGTGATCGCCTGCTTGACCACGACTTCCGGGATCTGGGTGACTTCGTCGATGTAGCAGCCGCTGACCGTCATGCCGCGGATGCGCTTCTCGGCGCCGACGTCGCGGGCACCCACGCAGTAGACCGTCCGGCCGAAGAGCGTGAGCACGCCGTCGGCGTAGCTGGCGTCCTCCGGGCCCACGATGTCCAGCAAGTCGCTGATGACGTTGCGATAGAGCGTGTCGGCCGTGACGCCGATCATCAGCAGCTTGGCGTTCGCGTCCGTCTCGTACGCGACGTAGCAGATCCACCGGATGATGCTGGCGATCGTCTTGCCCGAGCGGACCGAGCCTTCGAGGATGGTGATGCGGGGCAGCTCCGCGTCCAGGACCTCGAGCTGCTTGGGGCTGAAGTCGGAGTAGTCGAAGAGCGCCACGGCCTACCCCTCCTTGGCGCCGTCCTGCCGCTTGGCGTTGTTCTCGCGGCTGCGGCCGATCGCCTGGGCCAGGACCTCCAAGGCCTTGGCGCCCTCCGCGGACCGCTTGGCTTGCTTCACCTCGAGGAGGCCCTTCAGGGGGGCCAGGACCTTGCCCAGGGTGGCGAGGTCCGGCGCGTCGAGCCGGGCGGCCAGGGCGTCGGCCATCTCCGGCAGGATCTTTTCCTGGTTAACCAGCTGGCCGAGCACCTGCTTGACCAGGCGGGAGGCTTCTTCCCACGGCTTGTCGGAGCGGTAGGCCTCGGCCACCTTGGCGATCACGAACTCCGCGGTGTCCCGGGCCAGGTCCGGCGCGCTCATTTCCTTGGCGGCCAGGTAGATCGCCAGGCCGCCCGGGCTCAGCTGCTGGGAGAAGAGGCCGTGCTTGGCCGCGTTCTGGTTGCCCGCGGGCGCGCCGTGGCCTGCAGCGTTCGTGTTGCCCAGCGGCGCCCCGCCAGCCGGCCGGCCAGGTAGAGCCAATACCGGCGCCTGGTCTGCGTGACGGCGACACAGGCCGTTCTCTGTGAGAATCGTCTGCTGGCAAGGCTTTCCGGTTGCGCCAGGGTAACCACAGCGACGCACAGAATCATCAAAGCCAGATCCGCGTGGTGCGGCCTTCTTGGCACCCTTGCGGGGTTGTTTGTTCTTCCCTGACACATCGCGACCTCTCCCGTGCCGTGGGGCGGCTTGTGGCCCCGTTATCAGGCGTGGAAGCGGCGGCCGCGGCGTCTTTGCCCGGCCCGCTCCCCAAACTCCCCGAGGCGCGGGTGTCTCACGACATTCCGCCCCCGGGGGTCGCCCAGCGAGGGCCCCAGCCCGCGAGCGAAGGTTATCCCGCCTGGACCCCCACGCGTTATGCGGCGGCGCCTTCTGGGGCAGCGGGAATTACAGGGCCCTCGCCACTTCGTCCACCAGGTCGGCCCCCATCGCGCGGTGCGCGTAGATGGTCGTGGTGTCGATGCGGCGGTGGCCCAAGAGCTTCTGGATCTTGTCGATGGCGACCTTGCGGTTTATCAGGCGCGTGGCGAAGGTGTGGCGCACCTTGTGGCAGGTCAGGCGCTTGCCGGCCAGGCCGGCGCGGGCGATGAGGCCCGTGATAACCGCGGCTGCAGCGTCGTAGCTCAGGCGGCCGCGGCCGCCGTTCAGCGCCACGAAGAGGGGGCCACTGGCCGGACCGTCGCCCCGGCGCGACGGGTGCACGGCGAGCCAGGCGTACAGGCGGGTGCCCAGCTGGGGCGTGATGGGCAGAACGCGCTCGCGGTTGCCCTTGCCGATCACGCGGAGCTCGCGGCCGTCGAAGTCGAGGTCCTCGACGTTGAGGCCCACCAGCTCGCCGGCGCGCATGCCTGTGCAGTAGAGGCAGCTCCACATCGCGGCCTCGCGGATGCCGGCCAGCGTGTCGTCGCGGAGCTGGGCCTGGACCTGGGCGATCTGCGCGTCGGTCAGGTAGATGGGCAGGCGATCCTCGACCTTCACGGCCTCGAAGCGCTCCGTGGGGTCGTCGGTGCGCAGCCGGGCACGCCGGCAATACTTGAAGAACTCGCGGAGGCTGGCCTGCTTGCGGCGCACGCTGGCGCCCTTCAGCTTGCGCTGCAGGCCTTCGACGTAGGCCTCGAGGTTATCCGGCGCGACCTGGTGCAGCGGGCCCAGCGCGGCCTCCGCCTGGTGGAGGTCGCCGGCGTAGGCCCTGACCGTGTGCTTGGAGAAGCCCTTGAGCTTGAGCCGCTCGAGGAAGTCGGCGATCGGGTCAGCCATAGGCCCTCCAGCCGGGTAGAACCGCTACATGAGCGAAGAGATCGAGCGCATCCGGCAGGAGACTGAGGCCGTTAAGGACATCCCCTGGAACGCGGTCATGCCGGCGAACGACTGCTTGACCCTTCTCGCGGAGATCGACCGCCTCCGTAAGAGGGTGGCCGACCTGGAGCGCATCGAAGAGCGCCGCGCCGACTACGAACAGGAGCAGCGCGAGCGCTCAGAATAGCCCGCGATAATAGCGATTATCGGGGTTTGCGGGTTTTTAGCCCTTCAGCGCGTAGGCCATGACGGCGGCCGCGAGGATGTAGATGAGCGCCTGCTGGAAGGGCGTCATCGCGCGGCCGCGCCGTTTCCCTGGGCCGGCCGTTCCCTGCCGACGAGCAGCTGCGCGTGCTTGCGCTCGCCGATGCCGTCAAGGTTGCAGCGGTGGGGTTGGCCCTCCGCGTCCACCATCTTCCGGCCCGCGAACGAGCTGGGGACCAGGGTCACGGCGTGCAGGCATCGCGGGCACGTGCCGGCGGCGTCGAAGGCCTTCGGCTCGGCCGGGGCCGTGGTCTTGCGCGGCGTGCGCCAGGCCGGCTCGTCGGCGGGCGCCTTGAGCGTCAGGGCCGCGGGGACGTAGCGCTCGAGGGCGCCGTCGGCGCGGCGCATCGTGTGCGGCTTGGCTTCGCGGTAGAGCAGCCGGCGCGCTTCGCGCTTGGAAAGGGTGATGGCCATGAGGTCCTCCTGGGGCGAGGGTGGGGTCAGGGCATCGCGGCGACGACGCCGATCAGCGCGCCCACGGCGAAGGCCAGGACGGTGACGGAGAAGTAGTCGGATGCGTTCACGGCGTCACCACGCTGGGGCGGGTGAGACCGACGATGGGGCTGGGGCTGTCGGCGCCGAGCTGCAGCTCGATCCAAACGGTGGCGCCGGAGTACTCCGCG